GGCAGTGAATCGGATGATAGCATTGATTCTCTCCCTCATCTTGGGGGAGATGCTACTCTAATAAACACGATGTCAATTCGGGGAGTGCCGAAAGTGCCAAAATTCGATCCAATTGGAAATGTAGAACAAGGCCAAAACGCCATTGAAGAGCTGATTAGGGACCTTAAAGGCCCGCTCAGTAGTGATGTACATTTCGAGAGTTCATGAATGAAAGATAACAAAACTAGCCAACAGGCTATTACAAACTTTAGATACTACTAGAGCACTGATTTCGTTTATGAGCTTGGAGAGGATCCAAAATAGATAGAACTTAGTGATGAAGAGAAAAGGTAGAAAAATATTTTTTCTCGTTCATCAGAAAACTCTGGCACAATCGAAACGAACTGAACCGATTGGTTTGCTTATAATGCAAAGAGGAAACAAAAGAATCAATGGTTTCAAAAGAATGAACTGTCAGGCGACGACATCAAATTCGTTAATATGAATGAAATCGAAGCTTTGAATGCACTCGAACAAAGGCAAAATGCCGCTACATTCAAAGCTGATGAGCAAATTTTAGGAGAGGTTAGTGAAATGATGCTAACATATTTGAAAGGAATAATAACATGGGATGTCGTGTGTGAAGTATTCATAAAATTTAAGATAGAAGACTATATTAATAGACTGGAACCAGTGAAGAAGAAGAAACTTCATGATATTAGGAAGACACACTCGAAGTGGGATATAAATAATTTGGTCTAGAATGCAACATTGTTTCAGAAAAATTCAATATCAGAACCAAAATACTTAGGGGATCAAGTAAAGCCAAGAGCTATTTCTTCTACAGATGTTTTTATTAAAAGTAAAGAAATCCGTAGATCATCTAACAAAGAAATTAAGAAAGTTAAAATGCACTATAAAAGTTTCTATAATTTATATTGCAACTATATTTCTGCATTCTTTATAGAATGCATTAAAATAGCCCAGTCAGGAAATTCGCAGCGTACCAACGAAGCGATTTTTTGTCATGGGAAGAACTCAGAAACTTTAATGATGCAGGTTAACCAATTAATATCAGAAATTGGATTACCGATAGAAGATTTAGCTTTTATGTCATCAGATTTCTCGAAATATGATGCTTTTAGGAGCGAAGACACCTAGAAAAGATTTGATAACCCAATACTAGTATGGTTCATAGACCTAATTAGAGCGCCTTAGTTGTAGAATGGATATACGGAAGGCACGATTATGATCGCCACTAAGTTTATAACACAGACAGAGATTGATGTGACTTGTAGAGACTTTAAAGGGAGACCTGTTTTTACTGCAAAGATGAAAGGTACAGTCCCATCTGGATTCGGCCCGAGAACTACACTTGGAAATACCCTCTATAATATGGCCTATCAAATGAAGCTTACTGAGGGAAAATAGAGCAGAACACTTGCGGCAGGAGACGATGGAGCTGGCATAATCTGAAGGATTGATGTAGCAGAAATAAAAGAAAGAGTCGGAAAACTTACGAAGAGCGTAAATGAACCTGGAGATCATGGTTAGGGGTAGCTCATAGATGGAAAATAGAGTTTTGATGATGAATAGATGCCTTTTTTATCGAAAATGATAGATATCAAATCGAACTCAATTGTACGCCTAATAGAGAGAGTAGCAGCAACAGGAAATGTTACTGCGTCATGAGCACCCATGGAAGAGATAAACTATTGCGTTAGAGAACAATTAGACGAGTATATGGAGATGTTTTACTACAATTCGATGCGAAAAGGTAGAGATTCTTTACCGATGTGAAAACCCGGAAAGAGCTAGACCCAGAATGCAGCATACCAAAAAGCAAGCAAATATACTGGGGATTTTTCAAAGAATCTCAATATACCTTATGCATACATAGCTCGCTTATCTAATAACTCTGGCGGAATGAGGATACTTATAACAAGATGATGGACTAGGTCGCACTTCAAGCAATAGCTGAAACTGATTTTTCAAATTAGAATCAGCTGCAAGTCAAGTAAACATTTTATCATGAGGAAAGGAAACGGAACTAGTTCCAAGAAATTAAGATTTAGTAAGGGGGGTAATTCAGGTTGAAGCGCTAGCCGCTCGACCTCAAGGACCTTCACTTATGCAGGAAAAACACCTATTAAAGGTAAAAAGTTAAATAATAAAACAAGTAATTCTTGAGGAAAACAACGTTATACAGACAACAGGCCACAGACTACTGGGCGTGGGGTTCAGGATTTATCAGAAATAATTCACCATTCCACGGTGGGTCATAATGCTAATGAACGGATTCCTCACCCAGCTAACCCCAATGAATATCATCAACGCTTTAGAGGGGAAGGTCATAAAGAGAGAAAGAGACATAGACACGATAATTATGAAAGGGACCTAGCTAACGCAATAGGACATTTCGAATCATCCAAAGAAGAATGGGCAAATACCTAGTTGTACCCAGAAATGTATATGGCCAGAATACCATTTTTATGCCCAGTGCCAACATCTTAGTGCAGGGCCGTAGCCTTATTTACATTTGAACCAAGTACAGCTGGAGGAGTGCCAAGAAACCAATTCGGATGGTCCTTTAACCCAGAATCAGTTGGAGAGAATATGGGGAGTGGTACCAAACATAATTATTCATTCTGTTTCGGAACGGAAGAGGGAATTGACCCAGTGACAAATTAGCCAATCAAAGACTCTATTGTTTTGAATCGTTACATGACTAGAGACGAACTTTTTCCAAAAGTCGAATTTAGTTCCATGTCAGCAATTAGGATAGCAGGAGCATCACTCACAGTAACACAAACGCAGAGGATGGTAGATAGAGCAGGATATGGCCTTCAGTCACGAGTTTATGGTCTAACGTCAAAGTATACGTCACAACTGTCAAAAGCAGCAATATTAGCCGCAACTTATAGAGATGAAGCAAACTATAGTGAATCAGAAGAGTCGCTCAGAATGGTCTGGGCGCCAGGAGATTTTTCAGACCTCCATATGATAATTCAAGATACGCCATCCATTACAAAGGATGGCCAGACATAGCCGGTTATTCAAGGTTACATGGCAGGATTCGAAGCAATAATGCCAGTGCAAATCACCATGGAATTCAATGTAGTCCTTGAGTATATACCGAAGCCAATACTTTATCAGATGGTTGAGAGGAAAGTAGCTATAGTTAGCCCAATACAAACAGCGAAAGCAGAAAACGAAGTTGCAAGGGTTAATCCAGGCATTCCGCAAAAAGTAATTGACGCTACCAAGCAGATCATCCAAATGTCAGATTCAGGATTAAGAGAGACTGTTAAACAATTAGCGCCGTCAGCCAGGCAATCAGCAATCGCGCACATTCGTAATATCGCGCGCGGGGTCATAACAAATGCAATCCCTGCAGGATTGACTGTTGCAGGGCTAGCGGCAACATTGGGTAACATTGCTATGAAAATACCTGTCTTTGTTAGTTATAAAGAATTTCACAGCGATGAGCTCAAGAAGGAGCTCGCACAAAGTTCAGACGACGAAGAACAAGAAGACTATACTAACATAGAAGGTGGTATGGATTTGACACCAAACAGCAATGGTAGTATCATAATGCTTGACACGCACAAGAAGAATGTCGTATCATTTTCAAAGAAAAGAGACGGGACAGTTGTTCAAAAGAATCGGGATTAATTGTTTTATTTTTACTGAATTAAAGAGTTTATTTAATTTATTAAAGCATATGACTAGTTGTTGAGGTTACCTATTTGAATAAGTACTGTAGAGGATCAATAATATTTACGGGAAAGAAGGGAGTTCTGTGCCCTATCACTGCCCCCAGATGTGGACAGATTTTAATGGCTCTCTTTGAGAGTCAGAGATCAGTTCATAGGAACCACTGTACCCCTCGGGGACAGCGCCGCATCTGGGATATTGTTGACATGCAGCTTTACCTTTAAGTAACTTCGGGCTAGAATTGTATGTGTCATTTAAGTTAAAG